ACAGGTTATAGGTTAAGAGCCGTTATTTTTCTCTAACAGTTCTTCAATCTTTGCTAGACGGACGTCTTGCTCTTCGTCCCGGGCATCGATATCTTTCTGGGACACAGTATTTCCGAGGTCGGAGAACTTCTTCACCCACTTTCTACCTCGTTTGGTTACTAAAGGAACTAACACAAAGATTGCTGCGTACCACCATCCGAGCTGAAAAATTAAATTTTTTGTCTCGTGAATGGTGCTTGCGGTAGTGCCGGGGGCTGGCTTACCGGAGTTAGCTGCTGCTAGGGCAACTGCGTCGCTTACAGGAGCATCATTACTCGGGTAAGCCATTTGAGCTACAGCTACGCCTGCTCCAGCCCCTAAGGCAGCGGTAGCAGGACCACCTAAACTTCCTGCTGCGCCCCCAGCTGCGCCACCAAAAATAGGGGCTAACATTGAACAGCTAGAGGTCAGCAGCAGAAGGCTTAGTAAAAATTTCATTCAGCGTCTGGAGTTTCCTCGTCGTCAGAGCCGATTACGTACTCAACAGCATCGGTGACAGCTTCTTGCGTTGCGTCAACAGCGGTGTTAATCATAGAGCATGAAAGCAGGAAGATTCCTGCGAGAGCACCTAGTACAAACATAAAAAGAGATTTCCAGTTTGCTAAGATAAGAGAGTTGATATTAGATAAAATGTTTTTCCACATGGTTTTATTATATAGGTTTTGAAAAAATTAATTAAGATATTATTAGTTAGTACTGTTAACCGGTGAATATTGGTGTAGTATACATTGCATCATGCCCAGATAGGAAAATCCACTCGTCCAGCGCACCTTCCCACTGGAGTTTTCCATAAACGTGTGCTCCACCGGTGGTCGAGTCTATCTCGAAGTGTAGGAATGGGCTGAATCCACCATCATCATCGTGGTTAACGGAGTAGGCTGCTGTTGAAAGTTGTTGCCCGGCGGAGTTGTAAATGCTGTACCTAGCCGCGAGCCCATTGGTTGAATTGTTGGCTGCATAAATGTTGAAATGGGCGTAGTACTGCCCATTAGGTAACCAACGGGTAGCGGTTTGGAGATTGGAGGCGCGGGGAAAGCTTACAATTTTAGGGTAGCCTATCTTCTCGAGCTGGGGGTCTACTACATTGGTAATGTAACTTTGTAAAGTGTCTAACTGTTGTTGGAGAGGGTCATTACCAGAACTCCTATTAACTTCTTCCGTAAAACGCATTTCTTGGTAAGAAGCGGTAATTACAGGATTTGTTACACTTGGGTTTGCAGCTGCTGCTAAGGATTGACGTTCAGCTAAAGTTAACTCAGCTGTACGGAAGAATGGACGAATATCATATAACCAGCTGGGTGGGATTGGGTTGTTAATGCTATATTCCCAGTCCACAAACACGTAAGCTAGAGGAAGGAAGAAAGAGGCGTTACGTTGGCTTTGTGCCCACTCTGTTAGGCTGTCACGGATATCAGCTCTAGAAAAACAGATATTTACAACGTCATCTGGCATAGGATAAGTTCCTACGCGAGGGTCGTTGGTTATGGTTCCGTCTGGGTTTTTTCCGGCTACGTTCAACTCGTCTTGAGGTTGACCGATGGTCTGGAACCTTTCCCCGATATTTATACCTATTTCTCGAGATTCATTGGTGGATACTAAGCCTGCGCCTCTTACTGTCGCTAACTTGCACCGCCCATCTCCAATTGCAACATTCAATTCGTCAGCATTTCCAGGGATAAACGGGTCATCTTGAGCTCCGTTTACTGTGGTAATACCTACTATGTCAATTCGACCTTGCGGTGCAAAGCCAAGCTCTTGGTTTGACGCTTCTACGGACTGGAACTCAGACCTGCTAAATGGCTGAATTGGAATAGTGCCGCCTGGGAAATTAAACACGGCAGTGCGTCCTACCGAGTATGCCGGGTCTTGGTCTCTGTTAGGAGGATTTCCTGTATTGTAGCTTCCGGGCTCTCCATTTACTCCAGGTACTGTCGGTGGGTTCTCCATCTCTTCGGTACCATTATAAACACCTTCTAGAGTGGAACCTGTAACCCCCTGACCGTTGGAGCTTCTTTGCACACGACCAATAAAGGTTCCAGGGTTAACCGTAACCGTACCTGGGATAGCCTGGTCAAGAAAAGGCTTTAGTTCCAGAAAACCGTTACGTTGTATAGTCATTCCTGCTTCCGCCAATTCAATGTTATCGATTTGCGATTGCAGGCGTTTATCATTCTTCAATAAATCTTGAAGAGGTAAGTTGTCGACCTTAAAGTAATATGGGTCGGACGGTAAATAAAATCTAATGTCTTCTGAGATGCGTGCCATTATAGTAGTCTATCCATATCGAATAAGTTGAGAGAGCGAACTCCTACTCCGTAAGTATATGTAGACAGTGCGTCACGTCCCTCTCCTCCACATGACCCAGCTTGGTGGGACCTGTAAATAGACAGTCCGTTAACCTTGTCTTCTGACAGATGCTTGGCATTTTGCCAGGTGTTGGAGGCAGTTTGGTCAAACCAGTTCCTCATGTATCCTTGCCAATCCATGTTAATAGGAGGTATCGGGAACTCCGGTTCAGCGGTTGTATATATCCAGCTAAGGTCATTGTCCCCCCCGTTATTCACACCAGCGTTTCCAGATACTACATTATAAGAGCTAAACCCTCCTAGCCGGTTTTGCATAGTCGCAACACCTCTATCAGCTAAGTTACTCGGATGACCCCACCCAAACACACGTAAGGCAGAGGAGGTTTGGTAAAGACCTTCGATAAAATCGGAATCTGTGCCTACTTTGCGCAGTTGGTCAGAGTTAGCTAAAGTACGTACGTTCTGTGTCCAGTGAGTATAGCCTTGCCCGTTTACTTGGTCAACAAATGAACCACCTAAAGCAGCGCTTCCTCTATAGGAACCATCTCCTCCCCCGGCTGGGTTATTACTAATCGTACCACTTAAAGTACTTACATCGTAGTAACTCTTTAAGTCGCCTCTAGTTGAGAGTAGCAGTCTGTAAACACCTGCATTGTAGGATGAATTTCCTAGCGCGCCGTACGTAGTTCTGCGACCGCCTACCCCATAGTAATCTAACGACACACCATTCCACCATTTACCTGTAGGTCCATGGTAATTAGCTCCCGTAACCGGAGGCGTTGCATTTGCGTCTCCTATACAGTAGGTTTCAGGGTCAGCATTGTTAATTAAACAGTTTGCAGCGTGTATCCTCGAAGTATCAGCAATATTCCACATGTGAATTCGGCTACCCATACAATGCAAATCCATGGATAGGTCAGTGTTGTTTGCGGAGACGCCGTTTGAGCTGTATTGGTAATTACCTAACCTATACCCATCCACTCGCTCGTCACCGATACATGCAGCCGAGCCTGGGTTAGTTGTCCCGTGCCAAATATTTTGACCGTAAGGATTTCTATTTCCAAACCCGACTGGGGAGTAAAGAGGGTATGAGGGGGTAGTAGTTGCTCCAACTATACCAACTTGATTGGTAGTAGCGTCGTCATGCAGTCGTCCTGTTTGCCAGTCCAGTTGGTCTTTCCCAACTTCGCCGCCAGGAGGACTTCCACCATCGACAGGCTCACCATATACGGCGCCACCTGGGATGTCTACTTCAATCCCTCCTGGACCTGGAGGGGTATTATTATTGCCTCCCGTATTACCCCCAGTATCAGTTCCACTTCCGCATCCTGTACCGTTTAAATTATAAACGGCTCCAGAAACAGCGCTTGGTAGGGTATAGTGTTGCCAGTTTACGAGATTTGCGTCAACATAGCTGTCCCCCACCGCGCGGACACACATACCCCCTGTAGTGGCAGTATCATGCCCATCCGTAGGTTTGAGAATATAGTGTACAAGAGGATTTAAGGAGTTTTTTCCGTCGGCAAAATCCAGACTTACAGAGGTACCTGCACCATTGCCAGTGGCTGGGTCTGGGTCAACCGCCATTACTCCACTCGTAAAGCCGTTTGGGTAAAACTTAACGTGTCCTCCGGACGTACACATCGTAAATTGGTTGTGAGCGTTTTGAAGATAAGAGCTGGCGTAGTCAGTCGCAAGAACGTCTACAGAGTCGTATGCGACGTTTTCAGCGGAGTTACCTACTACCTTTCCGCCTAAACCATAAAATTGAATTCCTGAGTTTTTGTTTGCGACAAGACAGGCTCGTGTAGAATGAGCATGTAAAATGGTATGGTTAGACCAAGATTGGGCATCATTGGAGTTATTAAGTAAAGTATATCCAGATACATCGAGAATATTATCAGTGCCCTCCAAGGTGGGAGGTTTGATAAGTAGTTGGGAGCTGTCTTCCGCTAAGAATGGAACTCCAAATCTAGCGGTTTTGGTAGGTCCTGTAAGCTCAAGTACTGCATTGTCAGTAGCCATAACACCGTTACTAATCCAGCTTCTAAACTGTCGGGAGGTGTCGTTTACAGGAAAATAATTATGGGTAGTAGTACATCCCGATGTTCCGCGGAAAGCGATTGTTGAGCCGTTAGAGGCTATGCCAATCCGCCCCTTTCCTGCGTCTATGGAGTCCACTGTGTAAACGGAATTAACTATCTCTGCGGTAGAGTTGTTGGTTGCAGTAATACCTGGTTTGTTTTGGATGCGGTAGGGGGTTGCGCCATAATGAGTAGTGGGTAACGCTATAACGTCTGTTCCATAGTTATAGTCGCTATCTGCGGAGTTTTCGTATCTCCAATCGCATCCACCCCATCTACCAAAGTACTTAGGGATATTATTCATAGTGAAGGCGGTTAGAGTAGAGTTTTTACTTGCTAAAATATTTTGGTTATTACTATCAACATGGAAGTTGGCTCGATTTCTAATTCTTAGAGGTTGGCTGAAACTGGCGTTTATATCCCCGTCCATGTTTTTCGTATACATTGTAACACCGTGGCTGGTACCGGTAAAGACTAGCGTATTATAAAAATCAGGGCGGTAGTAGAATGTGTCCAAATGAAATCCGTATGTAAAATTAGAACTTTCTAAACGAATACCATACTCAGAGTTATTGTTAGAAGTAATTTGAGGAACTCTAACCTGGCTACGACTGGCATAAAGACCATTTCCTACATTCAAAAAAGTGTTAAGACGCCCTTTAAACTCAAAGTCGGTTCCTTCTAAGTAAATACCATTTTCGTTGCAGTTTGCAACATTAATGGTTGTTGTAAGAGTATCTCCTCCCGCGCCGGAACAGTGGGTTAAATTCATCCCTCTAGGGCTTGTATAATCCACGCCTCTCTGTTGTGAACCTGCGTTTGGGAGAGCGGAGGTTCCTTCCCCTATAACCGGAACGGAATCCGTGTTCCAGCTGATGCCACCACGAACTGTACAGTTCCGTAAATCCATGCCTCGCTTAGACTTACCAAAATAATTTAAATATTTTCTGCTGTCTCTATACGCAGTTTCGTCCCATTGAATATCGGAGTTGAGCCCTACAAAACCAGTTCCGTCTTGGAGGCGGTTGGCGTTAGCACGGGAGGTCTTTGTGTAATTTCTCCAACCTACGCAATGCCCAGTAATCTTAATTCTAGAGTTTTTGACATTATACCCTGCTTTTACCGCGAACATGGCAGTCGTATTGTCTAGTATTACCTCTGTGTTTTCTATATCGAATCCATAGTCTGCCAAGTGTGCAGCTCCGACAGAATCCTCTGTATCGTTGTTGCCTGTGGAACCATCTGTTAAAATATTACGGAGAACAATGGTACCTTGACAGTCTTTCAAGGAGACGGCACTAAACCAGTTTCCATATCCAAAGAGAGTGGATTGACCCATTGTAATCTGTCCCTCTCGTTTATAGAGCGCACCTGCGTATTTGGTAGTTTGTTGCATGGCGGACGCTGTTGAAGAGCCCCAAAACGCCATTGCGTCTCCAGTTGATGCGGAGATAGAATGGTCCATGATTGCATTCCAAGGATTTAATTGAAATTGACCGTTGGTGCCATCTCCTAAATTGTCGTAGGCGGCATTACCACTTGCGACATGAACAGAAATATTACTAAATTGTCTTTCCGTGTCCGGACCTGTAGTAGTAATGATGTGAGCGTTAGAGTTCCAGCTTGCTTGGTCAGAGAATTTCACGCCCCCTCGAGTAGCAGATACATCCAACATAAGAGAGGACGCATCGGTAGAGTATACTTGGTCAACCATCGTGGCTTTTCCGGCTGGGCTGGAGCTAAAGTCTCCTACAGAAAAAGCGGATGCGTCTACATGCTCAAAGTATGCTTGACTACGCACTTCTAAAATACCATCACCTTCACATGTGATGTTAGCTAATTCAAGCTTCCCTAAGTTTCCGTAAGCGCACAGCTCAATCAGAACAGGAAATTTTAGACGTTTAGGAATACGTTCGATAATATCTTCTATGCTATCATAAACCCCTTTACTTTGGTCTACGTTTCCAGCGGAAGATAAAGTGAAAGTTATGCCGTCGGGATTCCCGCCTGGATATCCCAGAGCTTCATATAATGTGTCTGTACGGTCCTCTAAATTCCATAGAGGCATGTTATCTTGTTCCCAGTTATAAAAAGAACTTGGGTCATATTTAGGGACGTTAGTTGCCCAGTTTAGAGGGACGTAGCCGTTGCCACCCTCGCTAGTAATTGTTTTGAAGCTTGTCATTAGAAATCAATAGTCCATCGTATGACTAAAATAAAGGAATCGGATTTCGCAATAGTAGTAAAGTACCTGTATGCGCAAAGTAGTGAACCCTCAGGGGTTGTGCGGTATGGATTTTTGCAGAAGAGCCCTACTTCATTGAGGTCGGAACCATTAGCAGATTGCTCGTCTATAACCAACTGCCACATACATTTGGTATTTGTAATTCTCTTGATGTATGCATGAGGGATTACCGCGAAAGTTGTTTGGCTACCTGCTGTGTTAATTACAGCGCCGTTAGCCACAAGGTTGTGCACATCAATATCAATCAAACCGTTGCCGTATTGGGGTAGGGTGAGCGGGGTAGTTAAATCATTTGTTGTGGAAACTTGGTATTCTTCCGCTCCTCCAGTACCAATTTTAAAATAAGTTAATTGGTAGTCCTCCACATTAGCAGTCGGGGGTGCGTCAAACATCTCGGAAAGGTTCGCTCCCATGCCACTACAAATAACATTTTTATCTTCGTAGTGAAGTTCGCGTGTACCATCTGGAAATTGCTTCCAGACCTCAAGGTGTCCTACTGGACTGTAGTTTTCGTAAAATTTCATGTTAGACAAATGTTGTATCCCATATTATAGTAATATAATCTGTATTTTCCCAATCAATTTGTAGTCCTGGAGGGAACATAACTTTTTTATTGCTTAAATTAAATACAGGGTTCTTATCGGGATTATCTACTTTATATAGTCCTCCTCGATAACCTTGTGAATATGTATTACCGGTACCACTTATTTGATAAGCGGTATTTAATTTTTCATATGTTTTTTTATAATCAATGGTATGTAAACCCATTGCACCTACTCCTCCCATGTAATAATCTAAGAAATTCCAATCATCCTTAGTAAGCTTTAAAACATAGCGAATAGTTTTGTGGGCGTATGCGGTCGAGACTGGAGCGGTAAAGGAAGATGTTATAAAGCCTGCACTTGCGTCATTAATATCAGTAGGGGTATGAGGATGTTTATAAATATACCCATCACTATTCACCACTCCCATTTGGTTCAAGGTTCCCGAAACCAATCCTTGTCCACTATACGCTAAACCTGCTCCCCCAGCTCGTTCATGTCCGTCCAGCCCAAATGTTCCAGAGCCGAAGAATAGCCCTGCGGAGGGTAGGTATGCTCCCATGGTAATTGCGTCCTCTAAACTCAACTCCCCCGTAGGAGAGGGTGCCATTGGATTATTTATCTCTAAGGTAGAGCTAACACCGTCAGCGTATATTATTGAACTATAATCAAAGTAATTAATGTGGTTAAGGAACTGACCTAGTTCACCCGGGGAATTTGCAGGTGTTGCTGGTTGGAGGGTGTGGTCACTAGGCTGCGGGAATTCCGGGAAGGCGAATGTCTCGCCTGATACACGCCAATCCCTTTGGGATTGTTCTTTCCACGAATAGGTCTTGAACGATTTAATGTTTATTGTTTCGTTACCTACTACCCCTGCAGGAAACTCTAGCGCGGCGATTATCTTTGTAGTAGGTCCAAAAGTTGGAGCCTTGAACACAGGAGAAAGGAAGTGAGTGTAATTAATAACATCATTAACTGCGCTTACGTCTCCCCACCCCTTCCATGAAGCGTCGTCACTTGAAGAAGCCGCAAGCTGTATTGAACTTACCCAAGTCCCTCCTTGAGCATTAATCTGTGCTGCATTTCGGATGGAATCCCAATTCTGTGAGCCAAAATTGTATGTGTATGTATCCCCGTTGTACATGGAGTACAACCTCATCTCTGCTGTCGGGATGTTGCCCAAGTGGAACAGCGATATTTCAGTTACATTTACATCCCACCCTACAGCCATGTAGTCTGATGCGGAGATATTATAATCCTGTAAGATAAAATTACTAATGACTTGAGGTCTATGCGTAGCATTATTAAAACCGGAAACCCCAAGGGTTGGGACTACACCAGTATTAGGTACGGTACTGTTCTGGACAACGCCTGCGGGGGTAAAGGCGTTTGCTTCCCACTGCTTATACGTAGAACCCCAGTCTGGTGGTGATGCTAGGTTACTGAGTATACCGTTGTTGAGGGATTTTATTACAGTGCCATCACTGTATTTGGTGACGTGGTTATCTGCGTACGGTTCGCTTGTGAAGATTCCTGCATCTCTTTGCCACAAATCATTTCCTGTGTTTGCCACTAGCGCTGAGTCGTTTAGAGCTATGTCGTAAAGTGTATACTCCCCTCCGGAGGAGTCCATGATATTTAACTGGTATTGTGTATCGCGGTCCATGCCGTTCAACGCCATATTAGATATCATTTGGGGGGTAGTGGCTATAAAGCTACGCCGAGTGGCGGATTTACTACTATTAACTTTAAGTTTAGTGTAGTTATAATTAGTTCCCCATGTTTGGTTGTCGAAATCGTAATACTTCTCAATAGAAGGTGATATTCCAGGGTTAAGCGGACGTCCTCGAAGACTTAGGTTCTTAGCCATAACCTTTCCTCCGAATTGTGAGCCAGAATCGCCAGCTCCTCTTGGACCTAGTAAAAGTGCTCCAATGCGGTATCGTCCGATTAATGGACCATCTTCGATATTATCAAGGCGGTCGGTATTTTGAGCTATACCGGTGTCATCATTCATCTCAACAAACTGGTCGTACTCAAAAGATGTGTATTTATTTTGAGAAGATGGTAACGGAAGCATGTAAAGCGAGGATAGTTGGCGGTTATACCCATGCCCATTAAAGAAAGAATCCGCTACTCGCCCGTCCGGATGAGTAGGTCGTTCGAAGTTACCTGCACTCCAATTCCAATATAATTTGTCGTTACTTGTAGCTGCTACTGCGCTTAATATAAAATGAGCGCCATACCCTACATCATTTTGAAACTCACTAGTAATATCCATAGAAAGTTTAAACTTACCGCGGTTAATAGGGACATCGGTTTGAGCGATATTGTCGTTTGTGCCTTGCTGGTCCTCCACCTCTATACCCCAATCAGTGGCTTTTGCATTTTGATTGGCAATTGAATAAGAGAAGGTAGGTATTGCCTTTCGTGGTACGGTACTACCGTTTTGACCCAATGTAGTATCGTTATAAGGAGAAAAGTTTCCTGGTAGCGTAGTATCGATAGTTGCCGGGTAGTCTACGTCAGAAGGTTTGTTTGGGGTAAAGTAACTGCCGAATACATTATAAGTATTGTACAGTCTAGCTTCTTTCTCACCCCTAGATTTCGCTTTTAAAGTTGCGACAAATGCCGGGTCAGTAGTATCTTTCGTAGTTCCCTTTAAAGAAAGTCTGTAGGATTTCGTCGGCTCCAAGCCCACTATATTCTGGGTAAGTTGGTTAACGGGAATAGTGTCCTCGTTAATTGATGGGTTATAAATTGAGTTGCGGATTTCCTCGGCTTCTATTGACGTAGGGTCGTATTTTTGTGAACTAAAACATAAAGAAGAGAATATGGCTCCAGAGGCTACCCGCGACCACGAGCCCGAGCTTAACGTCCAGGACGAATAACGAGTTGCATAATCGGTAGCACTATCCCCTTTATTATAAGAATAAACCCTCCACTCACCTAAAGGACCAAGAGAAAAATCTTTTATAGCGTAATAGCAGAACCCGTTGTCGTCCGTTCTACCACTTGCTTTTACCTCAAGAGTATACCCTACTCCCTCGGTGCCGGGAGGGAGAGTAACAGGTACACTAAATTGAAGCCATGTGTTTTTGGTGTCGAAATCAAACTTTTTAGATAGCCCACCAGATTGAAACTCATCGCACACTCCATTAAGGGGGTCTGGGGTAAACGCGTAAGAATTTCCTTCGGAATCTTTTAAAGTGACCTCAATATAACCACAATTTTCAGCGGCTGCCGTTCCGGACACCATAGCATTAAAGGAGAGCATGAAAGAAGCATTGTTATCTGCTTGCCCGCGTACGCCTTTCCCTAAATTATTTGGAGACACATCCCAGTCGTTAAAGAAAGCGAACAAATTGCGGTCAGTGTACGGAGTAAGGAATGTTTGAGATATAGAAGCCGCGCCACTGGATGTTAAATCGGCAGAGGAAGCATGTAAAAGAACTCCGTTAAAAACAGAAGAAAAAACTTTATTTTGTTGTAACCCTTCTGTTAATGGTTGGACGTATCCTAAGCCCGAAGCGCTCTCTTTAGACGTAGGGTTATCAGAGAATTTAGCTAACGGATTTACTTGGCTCCAACCTATCATACCTACAAGACCCCGTTCTCGCGCCTTAACCACATTAAGGGCTTGGGTTGAAGGCAAATCGTAGAAGTACTGAAAGCCACTGTTGTACAAGCGGCTTGGGTGTACCAAGAAATTCGGGTTTTCCAAGACATAACTACTGTCATTCAATAACTCTAATTTTATAATATCGATGTAGGGATTTACGTAATTTGTTTCCCATGGGGCAAATGTCCAATCTTTATACTCTAAAGCTGGAAAACTGTATTCAATATAGAACTCTCTATTCCCGTTAAAGTCTGCCATTCGGCGGTCGCCGTGGAGCTGGAAGTGAAACCCGTCTACCCCGTAACTATCAGGAAGCTTAACTACTTTTCTAGTCGTCTTTTCAGCATCAGCAAACAAGACAAACTTATTCAAGGTGAAATCATAGTACTCAAAAATCTGCCCTTCGCGACCCCTACCTATACGTACATCAAAGGTGGCTTCGTATGCCCGACCTTGCGTAAGTATATGGTACACTTCCCCCATGGTCATGTCTACTCGCTGAGAAATGATGGTATGTACCTGTCCCTGCCTAACCTCGAACCGGGTAACCTCTTTCTTACCTTCCCCAAAAGGGGTGGTTATTCTGGAGATAGGGTCCTTATCAGGGTTAGGCTGCTCGTCTTGCCTAAAAGTCCACTTTGAAAAATCTTCTAAAGTGCTATCTTGAAGCAAGTTAGCTTCATGGGATTGCTTAGACATCCATTGGTTATTCCCAATAGAGGAGTAGCTATCGAGCATTTCAAAATGATTATTTTTATTTGGAGTGAGGTACTGATACCTTACCCCAGACTGGTCCATTGAGCTAAACCAGAATCGTGAGTTTCGTGCGTTATAGTAATACTTAGCGCTACCTAGACTCATCGCCTGGATTTGGTAGCTGGACACTGAGCTGGCGCCAACTTCCATTGCACTATACCCAAACGGGTTCGGCATGTAGGTCATCACATCAGCTATAGATTTTCTTACACCATCAGTAACCATGTTACTACCTTTAAATAAGGTGGTATTTTTGTCGCCGCAGCTTTGAATTATTTCTATATTGCCTTTAATCATTATTAATGTTGTTGGTCTGTGAAACCATAGATTCCGTTTGTTGCGGAATGATTACCGCCCCAGTATTCCAAATACTCACTTCTTGAGCCGCCTGATGTGTGATAAGTTCCGGAAGAGTCCGTAGCGTCTCTTGAAGATTTACTATTTCCTAATCTATCAAAGAACTCAAAGGCTCCCCAAAATTCTTGTCTTTCCAAATCATCCGCATATTTATTATAGAGCTCATTTACTAAACTAATACTTTTTATTGTTACTCCATTATATTCTCCAGTACGTTCGGGTTTTGCTACTTCCAAATAGTATACGGATTGGTCGTCGTGAACCGGACCCGCGGAAGCAAAGTACCCATTCATAGGTCCATGGACTGAGAGGGAGTGGTACCCTAGAGGGGTTCTAACGTTATCCGTGTTAAACCCAAACTCGAAGAATTGGTCTTCTTCTGTTTGGAACCCACTTGCGTCCAAACGTTCAGCGGTAAAGGGTACACGTAACCACTCGTCTTGTGGCTCCATATCTTTTGTTGGGTACCATCTACGGTTATTCCAGTTGAATGCCCAAGAACGACATAGGAAATCTTCATAACCATTTCCTATAAAAGGTTTTTGTTCTACTACTACCCGAATAAATACTTTTTCATCTACCGGGGTCTCCGCTGCAAGTTGAGCTACTTGCCCCCTTAAATTCAGTTTATAGTTGGAGTTAGGAAATAATTTATTTCCTACCACACCTAAGTTTTTAGGGCTTTCGCTGGCTGGGGACATCTCTTTGAATTGTACGTCTCGGATTCCAAAAGTAACTTTTTCTGTTTGTGTCCCTTGTTGCATAGGGGTTATCCATAGCTGGTGGTTATCCGATTTTTGAAAGGTTGAGGAAACAGTAACGGTGCCACTATAAGTTTTCCAATCTTTCCCTGCGTCTATAGTGCCACTGAACAAAGGGTTTACTTGGTTACCGGATAAATCGCTCGTGGTGTTAATCCAGGTTCCACCGGTGCCGTCAGCCAAAATTTGTTTCCATTGACCCCCAGCCTTACGGTTAAGCACGCTATAAGTAAGTACAGGGGTTCCTCCACTATTCGAGGAAGCATCCAAAGTAATAGAATACGTTCTCCCAGGCTCCAGATACCGTAGGTTAGTGGGAGTATACTGGCTTTCCGGGTTATGATTCGTTACCAGGGAAGGGTTATTAATAAACCCAAGTATACTACTGGTGGTTAGTTTCCCTCCGCCACTACAATTAAGTTTAACAAAATTTAGGGCGCTGGAATGAGTCTCCACTAGAGTGGCGGAGGCATCTAAATCAATACTAGTATCAGCGGTTAGTTGGGCAGAGATACCGGAGGCTCTATACTGGTCCACTAGACTCCAGCCTGCTATAGAGGAAAGACTTTTGTTGAGAGAGGCGTTATCCCTAGGGGGAAACCTAAATCGCCCGTTGTAGGAGTAGTTCATGTTTCCATCTAACGGGTACCGCACCCTTACAGTTTCCCGGGGATTGTTTGTTGTATGTCTCTGGATTAGGGTTATCCCTGAAGGTCCTAGTTTGTCTGCATTGTAACTTGTGTTCGTCTTAGAGTTGTAGATAGCGGCAGAATTTACATTGGGTGCCACAGTATCAACTCCGGACAGCAACGACCCATTTGAGAAATACGATGTGTTCGGAGTCTCAAAAAGGTCTAAGGGATGTCTGTAAGTGTTGTATGCGTTTGCTTGCAAAATACCTTCTTCTAAAACTCGTATTTGTCCGTTAGCTGCTACAAAAAGAGGGTCAAGAGTTACTGCTGGGGTTGTGGCTACAGCACTCCAAGAGGGGTAGGATGCGGACACAGAAGTCCCCCCGATAACTGGGAACGCAGTCGTTCCTGTGTTTTCAATAATCATTCCAGGGATGTTGAAAGCATGATTGAAAAGTATAGGACCAAACACGTGGGCAAGCAAATTAAAGCCTCCGCTGTACTTATCGCCTACCTGCTGTGCACCGGGAGACACCACATTCCGTAACTGGTTATTAAAAATATCATTACATGCGTTATGAAGTAACATCATTCCGTTACCCCATTTAAAATTGATATAACTTTCGTCGGTTTGCAATTGCCATCTATCGTCCTCTGTGCCTCGCCGTGCAAATATGTCAGCTAGGGTGTGGAGTATTTGTGAGCCAAAGGTTGACCGAAATGTGTTCCACCCAGAAACATTAAGTTCGTCATCAGGAACAGCGCGGGCTGGGAAATACCCTTTAACAGTATTTCCGACATATCCCGGGAAGGAGGGGATATCCCCACTTGAATCATAGTAGGAATAGACGGAAGATAAGCTTCCGCTGGTCGACACATAATCTTGGGAGGAAAAGTTAAACCCTTTTGGTAAGAACCCCGAAGCATATAATGACCTTGCCGCGTCCGTACCACTTGCGGTAAACAAGTCAGTGTTGATAGGCTGGTTTAAACCTTGTCTGGTGTAAGCCCACCCAACATACTTATATTTGTTGCTTCTGCGTCGTCCTGCAGTTCGTGGTGCGTTTCCAACTTTCTTGTATCCCTCAGGAAGATTTTTACTGCCGATGGCATTTCCTCCCCCGCTCCAGAAGTAGGGTGCTTTGTATAATGTAGCCGATGGTACATATCTCCCGTGGAAAGGGTCGGTAATGTTAGGGGCTATGCCTGAGAATACGCCAGTGCCAATAGTCCCTGGAAATGAGGAAGTAACGAAACTGCTGTTCCATTGGTCTGCATCAGTCTGCATGGTTTGGATAATTTCTATCTCTGAATTATCGGAGATACCAGACCACATAGGGTAGATGTCGTCGAACTGGATACCTGCATATATCTTATTCAGTACGTGGAAGGGGCTGAACTGTCGGAATACATCGATGATAGTAGGTAAAGCCGCGTTGCCTAGTTTTGTCTGTCCTAGATTATGGAAGTTATCCACAGTCCAATCTATAGAAGAAACGTGGAATTTACTGTTAACAGTAGATGCTTTAGAGCTCCACAAATCAAACAACGACATATTTTCTAGCTGCCCTTTCCTAATAATTCTTTCGTAGTTATAAGGCAGATTTAATCCCGAGGACATAAACTTAAAGGTTAAGTTAACTCCCATATTAGGCATATTAAGCATACTGCCTCCCTTTAGTTCTGTGGAACTGGTAATATATTTTGAGAGGCTGGCTGCTGCTGTTGAAGACACGCCAAGACCTAAGTTCTGTACGGGACGAATCATCAACGCGGACAAGTCTCTCAATATAGGGGCATCTATCAAAGTAGTTTGGTAGAAGCGGTGTTCCTCAAAAGGAGGAACGGGGATTTTTCTCCCTCGATGGAAGAAGCCCGGGTGGGTTACTCCAGCACTTACCTGCGTATTTATTATGTCGGAATCCTTAAAGCTTTTGGAATGAAATCGTATGAAGTCGTGCTTTTCGTTTAAGTATTGGAGAATATAGTCCGTGAGATATCGAGCGTTATTGTCTGGGTCATTGCTGTCCTCATTTATCAGCTTCATATTAACGGATGACGCTGCTAATGACCTGTTCCATGCTCTCATTAATTTATTGTAGGATTCAGGATTACTACCAAAATCAGTTTCGGTTTTAATAACGTAGTAAATTAAGTTAGGGACATAGGACTCATATAACTCTTGCACGCCTGAGGTAGGGTTGTTAGCGTCCCATATACCTGAGGGGATTACCATTTGTATCGCGTTGGTTAATGCTTGCCTAGTTCCTTTTGCTTTATACAAATAGATTGCTTGTTTGAGCTGCTCTCTCCATTTAGCAGGGTCTGTGGAAAAGAATGTCCAGCCCAAGTAACGTCCAAGATATTGCAAAAATTCTTCTGGGCATTCATCAATGTCCAACAAGAACTGTACGTCGCGGACGGTATCTTTAACATCATAAAATGCGTAGGCTAGAGCCTTCAACATCTTACCCATAGGACCAGCGTTCTCCATACGTCTTACGTTGAGACCTAAAAGAGAAGCGTTTACAATGTCTTTAAAATATAAAGAGTTCGGGTCATCTTCATTGACCCATACATCCACCATAGTATTCAAAGCACTTACTAACTGTGCGCCGGATGCGAAGTTGTTCGTGGAGTAAGTGGAGGATAGCGCGTTGAAAGGGGGTGGTAAATAATTTTGCCTTATTTGCGACCACTCGGACCCTCCGCCCAAACAGTTCCGTAAAATCCACTCCATTATAATGGAGACGCCGGTTGCTTCAGATTGGTGCTTTCCTAGGTAGAGCTCATTGGTTATACTGCTTAACAGCAAGGAACTGGGTGCGAGGGAGTTTCCATCAACCACCTTTCCACTTGTATTAAGCATATAAGTCCAGCCAAGTTTGGATAACAGTTCGTTCTGGACAGAGGACACAGAAGATACCGAAGGATTTACTATAGAGCTATACCCCGACACAAACTTCTCTGTTACATAGTTTAGACGTGTGTGCGGAAGAGCTGACGTGATAACGAACGAACTAAAATCCCTTACATTCGTGAAATCCCGGAAAGATTTTCCCAGAGGATTCATCACATGGCGTTCGTAGTCGTAGGGAGAAACTCTACTTATCTCGTTAAAAGGTACAAAGTATGGAACGAATCGTATGCTCGAGTAGGCTGCGCCTGCAGAACCTCCGAACTGAACTGACGATACGGGCATGTCGATGAGAGACGATAGATTTTTAGCGGTGTAAAGAAGTTTTGCTAGGACATTATACTGCAAGTCCTCTTCTTCACCATACAAACTATATTCCGTCTCATCATAGAACTCAGGAACTATGCGCTTAATTACTTCTATGTAATTCGCTTTGAAATGTTGTTGTTCTGGTCCGCTGTCTGATGCCATTACACTAATTCTACGATAAACTCAAAGTTGTTGAGTTGGATAATTTCATTGAAATTTAAATATATATCGGAGTCGATATTGTTAACCTTAAAGAATCTTACTTCAGGCACTTGTAACATATAGTTATTCAGGTCAGCCAAAGAAAAGACTTGACCAAATTCCATGTTGTCTACATTAAAGTATTTTAATAATTCATTTGCGGCTTTTTGTTTAATACTATCTGCATTGCGTCGATTACTTCTATCAATGGAAAGAGTTCCAACTAAGTCTAAAGTTCTAATCACTCCATCAGATACCACTATGTCGTCAGTAAGCATCTTATAGTTTTGGAAATAATCTAGAAGCTCTTTTTTATATGCTACAGAAGCTCTCTCGAGCTGGGTCTCCGAAGCTTTTGCTAGTACGAATAAATCTATTACGTTGGCTGCTGCTCCATTTTTGCGTAAGGAAGCCATCGCCTTCGCTGTCTTGCCAGCAACGCCCACAAAAGAATTCGCCAGTGCGTTATAATCTTCTCCTGTAACTGCTCGGTATTGAGTTCTGAAGAAGTACGGTGCGTATCGCTTCGCGTGAGCAACTGTTTCTGCAGTTGTTCCTCCGCTACCCTTCGTGGTATTTTCTATAGTCGCATTAATATTGCTTACACCATTCAATACAGTGACAGTACTGTTTAAAGAGCCCCGAGCAATATCGCCATTGACGCCGCCGCCTGTACGATATGTAACTATGTAGTTAGCCCCTGGTGATGGCATCCTCCCCCTAACCCCATCTCCGAAGAAAAGGGTTGCTGTCATATCTTGATTGTACTTTTTCTCAAACACAGGGGTGTTTCCCCCAGACGCTACATAAAGATTAGAAATTTCGTTGTAGTAGGTTCCAGCTGCCTCCGTAGAGGATACCCCAATACTTCCTTCAATAACAGGACCGTTATTTATAACAATAGTTTGGCGGTTAGCGTCTTGACCAAAAGTTCCTGTTTGGGATTGGGTGACTCCTTCTAACAACATAAGATTGGAGGTAACGGCATCTTCGCCGACCCCGCCAGTGAAGTCGGTTTGAGGGATAGTAAGGTCTTTACTAAAAAGGTTCAACGTCCCGTCGTCTTGCTGGCGCATAATGGAGTACGTTAAGGGGGTACCACTTCGTTGGTTGACCATTGAGATACGGCGATTATTTTCTGTTATAATAATCTCAGTATCGATTTCGGAGTAATCTATAGGAAGAGTTAGTTTACCTGTAGCTTTAGATGCAGTGGGTCCTTTCATAGCTACTCCGATTAATTCAAGTAAGCGTGAAAGGTTGTTTCTATCCTTTACCGTATCGATATACATTTCATTAGCTGTCATATCTGCACGTAAGGTTAGGGTTGCCGCCATGTAAGCGAACATCTCCAAAAGCATTTGACCTAAGTCGGATGCTGCAAAGTTATTATAGTCCAGTGGGTACACCGACTTTAAATAGTTTTGAAGGGCTACACGATAATCATTGAAGCCGTTAAGATTGTAATCGATTAAATCTGGTTTACGGTCATCAGGAATCTGTCCTAATTTTAAAAAATCAGATTCTATTGTACCATCAAATCCAGAGGTGTTATACAACCCTTGGAAAAATTGTGAGTAGTCTTGTGCCATATTATACTGTTAGAGCCACACTCGTAGTGGTGAGTAAATCATTTTTCGTAGAAAGAACCAAGCTTACTGTTAAAGTATTTTGGTCTTCTTGAGGAAAGATGTTAAGTTGCTGTACTACGACACGGGGTTCGTATTTAGCGATAGTCTGGGTTATTTGACCTTTTAAGGTCTGGATAGTTGTGGTGTCCATAGGTTCAAAAACTGTCAGACGTATATCGGTTCCGTAATCAGGTCGCATTACACGAGCTCCCCTTGCGGTCATAATTAATTGGATAACCCCGTCGCGCAACGCTGTTAAATTTTCACTTTGCGTAAGAACACCTCCAATGCCATTAAATCTCATAGGAAATGATAGTCCTAGGATATCTGTTCTATTTTCAGTTTTTTGGTATTGTAGATTGAAGTTTACCATGTTATTATGGGGTTAGAATATTTTTAAAGAATCCTTCCTGTGCGTCAAAATTAATTTTTGCCTCAGTAGTAGTTAGGGGCTTTCCGTAAATCTTAAAACTACCAACATAGCCATCTAAACCACTTCGTGGGATAACTCGAGTCGTGGGTCCGCTAAAACCTTTACTGTTCGATAATGGTGGGTTGTGCTGCCCTTTAATGTAAGTCACTGAGCCGATAGTAGTCGTTACGACATCAGCTCCGGGTTGAGTTAATTGGTAGGTGTTATTAGTGTTGGAGCCAAGGAACCCCATAGGTCGGTAATCAGTTCCTTCTATGCTTGGGATATTGTCTGTGTACCCTCCACCAATAATCCAGGGAGTAAAGACAGGGAAGGAAACACGTTCTGGTGTTAGAGGTTCGTCATAAATATTAACGCCTAAGAAACTTTCCTTACTTGGAGCAGTGCCTCGAGTAGGGTCGGAAGGTAGGGGTGGGTGCTTTCCTATTTGCGCAGCAGTTGGCATAACGCAGGTTCTCGGGTCTACGCCTAATACATCTTCTAAGGACGAAGTGCTTAAAGGAACACCGTCCAAACACACTCTTACCTCGTTTAATCCATAGTCGAAGGCTACATTGAAGTGAAGGTATGAACTGCTTACATCCGCAATACCCGAACCATTAGCGTTAAGGGTAGCACTTGGGATAAACATTCCGATAGCTGATACTTGGGAAGGTGTCGGTGCGTTGGTATCGCCCCACTTCTCCGCCAAACACACACTGTGTCCCCAACTAGTGTTTGGGTTGCGGGTGTACTTTTGATTTTGTCCTACTGTCGGAGCTATAAAGAACTCCAATCCACTCGTAACGTAACTGTTTTCGTGTTGAGGGCTTCCTTTATCTCTCCACCCCATCATCATACCCACAGTTTTGCTTCCATCGGTTCCCTTTCCTTGAGGGTCATTTGGATTAGCTAAAACAAATTGACTTGGGGTCGGACCGCTATTCTCATTTGCAAAAACTAAACGGTAACGGTGTTCATCGGTCATATCCTGGTGTACGCGTGGTACGTAAGCCCAGAAATCTAAAGTAACTCCCTCCATACTATAAAATAAATTATCTAAAACGCGAGTTCCTTTGTTCGGTTGGTTGTAGATTTGATAATCTTTAGTAATATTAGGAAGTCTTGCGTACGAACCCTTGATATCAGCCCAGACTGCTGACTCGGATAGATGCATATCGTAAATAGTTCCTCCAAAGTAAGCTGTACCCACTCCGGAAGGAAACAAACGATTAGCGTTTGTGCCTACTAGCTTAGCATCTAGTCTTGTTGACCCCTCTGCTGCATTATTTAACGCGTACAAGGAGCCTGAGGGTTCTGTTATTGCTTCTGGGTCTAAGAAATTGTAACAGGCTACTAACTCATCTTCCACAATGTCATCGGTTAAGGATTTGTACAGAGGTTCAGACGAGCTCAGGCTTCTTGAACCTTTCCTTTTAACCCAATCACCAAGACCTATAGGGTCAACTGATAGATTTTCGCTGTATGTTTCTGGGGTGTTAGGAGCAACTACATAGCGCGCTTGGTGGGGGGCTACCACGGTATCTAAGTCTTCGGAGAATAACGTTAATTTTGTTTGTGTATCTAAACTGATATCCGATTCTCGTAGATAAGAAAAATCATTAATAGGTATTCGTGGTATTTGAACCCACTCACCCACCGCAGCCATAACGGTATCTTTATCCGCTACATCTGTAATCTTATTTGTTTTTTTGTTCCAAGCTACAGTGGTAGGACCATCATCCGTTTGGATGGATAAAAAAGTAATATTTTTTAATTTATTATTTAAGTCTTTGTAACGTAAATTATATTCAAATGCTTTTCCCACAGGAGTATGGTATTGAAAAAATAAACCTTCACCCAGTGGGTGGTCGCGAGTGGTAAGGAAGAATGTGTCTCGTCCATATACTGCGGCTAAATCTAACTGCTTCTTTCTCTTCTTTATTTTATAATCGTAGGTGGACGCAACTCCCGCCAACTGAGCAGTGTAGGATTGAACTAGGGCGTCAGAATCCGAGTAATCGTTTGCTATAAGTTCGGTTACATAACCAGATACTTCCGTAATCTGGGATACCTTATCATCGTTAAACTGCTGTAGAACATCATCGTATTTATGATAGGATTCTGCTACTGGATTTCCTTTTCCTATATTGGTGTCTATATGAAATACCGTTCCAAAATTACCGTAAGTGTCGTCCTCACTAAAAGTTAATCCACGTCCACCAACATTAGAAGCGTAATCTAAGTCCCAGGTAGTTTCGCTTCCTTCCTTAGGTTCAATAACCGGAACATCTTGGGTTCTAGAGTTATAGTATAACCCGTCTTTGGATAAAATGAACTTGTTGGCTGCTGAGATAGGAGGTCCAAACTCTAAATCAAATACGGGTTCCTGCTCTCCTATACCAGATAACTGTAATTTTACAGCTTCTTTCCGCGCCTCTAACTCTGTGAGAGGCACTATTACTTGAGAAACAACTAAATCCTCGTAATCCTTAATAGCCTTATCTATATCCCCTCGAAGCTCTATAGGAAGGTCGGGTAAGTCTAAAGCGGCTAGATTTACCTCCGGTTCAGGCTCAATCCCAGCAGCTCTATTTGTGAGACGTTCGTTTACAACTGCTTGGTTTTTTTCAATAAGCGCCAATAATATGTTGAGAGCTGCGATAGTACCTCGATAAGCATGGAGTAGCCCCATAACATTCCCAGACCAGCGATTAATAAAACCTACAGCGTCTCCAGCTAAATCGCTGGCGTCGTTGTACAGTCCCTCTAAGGTTCCTTCCTCTGGGGGGTTAGGCACAGTACCGGGGACAAATGGTTGGTAGCCCGCATCAGCTACCGCTTTTACAGCATTAGCATCAGCTTGTACGGTTCCTGGGTCCCCGGTGTTGCCGGAATCTGCGTTAATCACGGCTTGTCCGTTTGCTCCAGTCTGGACAGTCGATTGCCCTGTTAGTGCATCAGATTTGGTTTGGGTAGCCGCTACTTTATTTCCTATAGCCGCAGCTTGCTGCACTAATAAATTTCCCACTGCGATGAGGGATGCGGTGCTCATCAACATAGTACTGGCTTTCTTAAGTTCAATCATTTTCTTGTATTATTTAGGGGTGTTGTTACGGATAGGTTCGTGGGGTAACGGTTCCAACTACGGGTGCGGTGGTAACTCCTTGGGGAGAAATTCCTAACCCACCGTTTACAGTTCCTGCGGTGGCTACCGTGGTGGCGGGTAGCCCAGCTTTCATGGCTGTTCCGTCTATAGAAGCTGTTCCTGTGCCTGTAGAGGTTACTGTGAGATTTGTCGGGGGTATATTTACGGTAGCGACGTGGTTGTGGGTCGTGAATGGTATTCCTGCTAAACTAAGTTCAGACCCTTGTCCCCCAGTTATATTAACTTTCGGAGCATTGATAGTTAGTCCGTCCTCAGTAATTTTGATTGAGGTTCCCCCTACCTGCAGCAGTATCTCTTTGCTTGCGGTAAGGTTAATAGTACCGTTCTCCCCAATACTACTTACGCCAATATGACCATTAAAACTTCCGTTTGTTGTTGTAACTGCAGCGTCTTTAGCTGTGGCGGGAATCGTTGAAGTAATATCTCCTTGTTTTGATGTTTGTACAATATTACCTTCGGTTTCAGTAACAACCGAAGGAGCGGTCGATTCTGTATAAATGGAAATTCCGTTATTGTCTGCATCAAGGAGCTGTATAGCGTTCCCGCCTTTGTCTGCGGGGGCATCGCTGATTACTAATCTTTTACCCATAGCACTTCTCACAACAATCTCGTTTTGGTTGCGTTGTGGAGTTACTTTTTTGGTCATTCTTAAGGAGTGTCCGGCGGGATGTTGGAATACATAGGAGTTTGGAAGATTATTATCTGCATAAATCACATCCTGGTTCGGGACTCCCGCTCCTACAGAGGCGCCAGTAGGCTGTCCTCGAGGGGGTTGTTTTTCACTCAAATAATTTCTAGCTACCTCTGTGTCTAGTTTAGAGTAGGGTTGAGAAATATAACTATCGGGAATTACTTGCCCGTCCTTGTATAAACATCCCATCCAGACATTTTCCACGGGAGGGTTGTTTGAAGGTATATTTGCGCACAATACAGTAGCGCCGATACCAGGTAAAGCGAATAAACCTGCGCCTCCGCCGCCTATGGGGGAGACGTAAGAACAAGGAACCGGTAGAGGACCAAAGATATCGGCTTGGACTAAAAGTTGTCCTGCTTTATCACTATCGCCACACGCCTTAACTGTACCAAACCCAAAGGTTGGTGTAGCAGTCGTTTTTCCAAAAGACGCCTCTCTTTGAGCAGGGGTTGTAGATATATTCCCCTGTAAGTTAGCTAAAGCAGCGGATTCGGCGGAAGGTGAGTTTTTAGGCATTATCCTGTTATGGCTGATGCCATTTTTTCATTTAATTTTATCATTGATAACGTGGTCAAGTATCCTTGAGAGGGGCTAAGATTATGGCTAATACCTGCAATAGCATAAACTCCGGTTAGCCAATGAGGGGCATCCCCACTTAAACCGGACCCGGTCCTAGAAGGCATAACGGTAAGTACTATTTTTCTTGCGTAGAACTCAGCCCCCATTACATCTATTTCTGGGATTCCCAAAGTAGTTATATCTACCTGCCAACATTCGTTTTGGGCAGTTTTTATGTAATTCATTTTGGCATCCATTGCAGCTGCAGTCATACCTTGTATACTTTGGTAGAAATTAGCAACATCTAATTGCCTTTCTATTCTCGTTTCGGTTTTGTCTTCGGCGGTGATTTGATAGGCTCCATACACTTCTCCGGACCAAGGGTCCATTTGAGCATCGTCTGGACTGTAGTTGATACTGCCTGTTGGAACGATGACTGTGAATTCTCTTACAGGAAATAGAAGGTCGGTAAATTCTTTGGTACCTAGAACACTAGTTATTTTTCTTGCGTCGTCGGGATTTGCGAAGCCAGCGTCCGTAAGCTGTTGGTTAGTATACTGAGGAAGTAGTGAGGGGAACTCGTCTAAATAACTTTTGAAA